GGAAATTATCTCAATTAAGTGCAGGCTCATTCGAAAGAGTAGCCTTTACTAAGTATAGGGAAAGAACAGTCACATGGATAGCGGAATTCATGCAAACCCGTGTTAGGGGCGGATTGAGAATCGCCCCCTACATGGTAGGATTCAATGGAGGAACAGGAGTTGGTAAGTCAACTGTTGCCAATGTGGTAATGACAACCACATTGCAAGTAAATGGATATTATGCTGCAGACGATAGGGTAGTAACCCTGAATGAGTCTGACAAGTATGATTCCAATATGCGAACTTCAGTGAATGGTATATTCATTGATGATCTTGGTAACACCAAAGCACAATTTGTGCAAGAGGCTCCAACAGCAAAGCTGGTGCGGATATGTAATAATGTCCGCACTTATGCAAATATGGCCGAAGCCGAATTGAAAGGCAAAGTGGCCATAGAACCCAAAGTCGTCACGATAACAACAAATGTCAAGAACTTGTGTGCATCGACATTTTCCAACGAACCTGCTTCAATTACACGCAGGTGTCGGATAATGGTGACCGTCCGAGTCAAGGACCAGTACAGTACTAATGATAGACTGGACCCTGACAAGGTTACGGCGGCAGGATTGGATACTGATCCTTTCCCGGACCTGTGGGATTTCCTCGTAGAAAGACCACACAATCAAAGGTCCAATGTAGCAGGAGTCCCACCTCAACCAGGGTGGGCAAACGTTAATACTGTAGGCACGATGAACTTGCGAGAAATGTTGCGATGGATAGCACACGACTCAGCAATATATTTCGGTCAACAGAAGAGACTAGTTTTGAATTGCAGCAATTTTGCTAGCAAGACAAAACCCTGCATGGTGTGTCTAATGCCAGAAAGATTCTGCGAATGTGTACCATCGGAAAATGACGAAGACACTGTAGTAGCTGCGAATATAAATTCAGCTCCATTGTCAGTACAAGCAGGATTCCTCCCGAATGGTAGGGATATGGCAGTGGCCCGAATGGTCACAAATGCATTCCGGAGATTTGACCGAGCAGCAGATCAGTACATCGGATGGGCCAATTGGTTGGCGGAAAAAATAGACACACGACGAGGTACGGACCTCGTGGACAGATTGCAAACTCTGGAAAACAACTGGTTGTTCAAGTGGACGAATTGGATACCAGAATACATGTTTACATATTTAGACTTG